CAGTCCGGCTACGCGCGGCTGATCTGGGAGTTCGAAGAACCGCTGCCGATCTCCCCTGCTTTAGCAGAGGCGTTCCTCAAGCGTCTTTCGGATACCCTGAATGCCTCGCGCCTTCTGGCGGGCTTCGACCGCACGAGCCTCAAGCCAAGCCAGACCTTCGAGCTTGGGTCCAACTGGCAGCGCATCGGGGACCGGCTTCCTGTAACGCACACGCATGCCGTGCTTCTGAAGGCGAGCAACGATTGCCCGCTTCGCTCGGAGGACACGAATATCCCAATCGACGAGGTCGCGCTGGAGGTCGCCAAAAGGTTCCCCGGAAGGTGGAGCGGCGAATTCGCAGTGGGTGCCCGTGGGCCTCTGTTCTGGATCGACGATGGCATTGATCGTGAGGGGTGCCAAGTGCGCGAGGACGGCATGATCTGCTACTCGGATCGTGCCGGTAAGGGCTTCGTCGCGTGGCGCGAGATCTTGGGCAAGAAGTTCGTCGAGCAGTATGAGGAGGCAAAGCTGGGTTCGCTGGTTGACCAATACTGGTTCAGCGGCAGGAGCTACTACAAGCTCCTCAACGGTGGGCCTATGGCTATTCCGAAGGATCAGCTGGTGCTGGAACTCAAGCGTGTGGGTTTCAGCCCGAAGCCGAAGAAGGGACAAACGCTCTCCGAAGTCGAGCAAGCCGTGCTCTACGTGAGCAACGACTGCCGCGTTGACGAAGTGGCACCCGTTGTGTTTAGCAGCAAACGTGTTGTTGACTTCAACGGCAGGAAGATCCTGAACAACTGCAAGGCCATTCCGGTGAAGCCCGCCGCGAATGGTGATCCGGCGAACTGGCCGTGGCTCGACATGTTCCTGTCAAACTTCTTCGCGAAGGATGACGATGATCGCGAGACACTACCCTACTTCCTCGCATGGTTCCGCCGCCTTTATCTGGCGGCTCTCGAAAACCGTCTGGATCAAGGGCAACTGCTGATCTTGTTGGGTCCGACCGGATATGGGAAGTCATTGCTCACGAACCAGCTTGTCGCAGGCGCGGTGGGTGGTTTCGCTGATGCAAGTGAATACTTGTCCGGCAAGACCAGTTTTAATCGTGACCTCTGCGGAGCAGCCGCGTGGGTAATCGACGACTCCACCGCCGCCGCCACCTATGCCGACCAGCGCAAGTTCGTCGAGCTCACCAAACGGTGCGTGGCCAATCCGCGTCTTGAGTATCAAGCCAAGTATGCCGATACCATTCCGCTACCGTGGGCGGGTCGGGTCATGATGTCCCTGAACATCGACGCCAATTCGCTCGCCGCGCTGCCTACCCTCGACAGCAGCAATCGCGACAAGGTGATCGCACTTCGGGTCAACAGCGCATTCAAGATGAAGTTCGGCACTAATGATCAGAACGAAGCGACGATCCGCAGGGAGCTCCCCTTCTTCCTGAAGTGGCTCAGCGACTGGCAGGCTCCCGACTACGTGTTGGATTCAAGCCGTTTCGGGGTCGCGACCTACGTGGACTCCTTCGTGGAAGCCGCCGCCTACGACAACTCCAGCCGTAGCGCGATCGCAGAGATGATTGAGTTCTTCAGCAAGCGGGTCCGCGAGCACACCGAGCGGGCAACGTGGCGCGGGACGCTCACCGAGTTTCAGGTCACGCTGCATGACTGCAACGCGGGTCGGTCGGTCGGGAACAGCGTGAACCTCGAATTCATTCGACGGGGCATGACCGTAATCGAAGAGGTCTGCATGCACAACAAGCACATCCGTCCGGTTCGGAGCTTCGGTCGTGGTGGTGGCAAGATCTGGGAGATTGATCTTTCCCCAGACTACGACATCGACCAAGAGTTCACCGGCTCAGCAGAGTCCGCGGGTGCCTGAGTTCCGAAACCGGAACCACGTATTCGTCGGAACGACACAACCTTCCATCTACGGGGTTCACGGAACCTTGTGGGTGGAAGGTTGCTTTTTGCACAAACTCATCAGCGGGCAGCCAGCCGAGCAACCAGAGCAGGTGCTTGTTCTCGTGGCACCGGACGAAAAAGTATCCATCGCACTTGCTGCCGATGTTCTTGCGCTGGGCTTCAGATCCGTAGACCCGTGCCGCGTAGTGGGGTAGCGGCTTGTTTTTACCGGAACCGGTTTTGACATCAATCGTCCTACCGTCCGGCAGCACGATGTCGCAGCTGAACCTCTGCGCGCCGACGCGTTCACCGCCGAGATAGGCGTGGGCGAGGACCTCACCCAGCATCCCGTAGATATTCCCGCGCCCACCCCTCAAAGAGCCGTTTAGGACCCCCATTTTGCGCGCATCCTCGGCAGCGCGCAGGCGTGTATCCCTATCTATTTTGACCTCAACCACTGCATCAGAACATGTTCGGCATGATGCTGCGCCCACCGGTGCCAAACGGGTCGATGTTCAGCCTTGGCTGTGCCGCGCCGGTCGCCGAGGCGGCTTCGTCGTCGAGCAACTTGGTGCAGAGCTGCCAGTGGTAGTTGGCCCGTTCGAGGTCCGCATTGTCCTCCGCGATCCGCCCGAGCAAACCGTGCTTCAACGCGCCGATGTTGCTGACGTAGCAAATGTCGTCGTCATCCGCCAAGAGTTGGAAAGCCCGCTTGCACAGAACGTGCACAACCGTTTCACCATCGGTCGCGCGGTTCAAGCGGAAGCGTCGATAACGAGTCAGACCGTTGTTTGGGCCGACGGTCGCGACGGTGGTGTCGGGATCGTTTGACGTGGTGCGAAGGTCATATGACGCGCTCAAACCGTCAAAGCGGATCGAATGCGTGTTTTTCACGGGCTGCGTGAACTGCAGAGGGTAGACACCGGCGACCGCGGTTCCGAGGGTCGATCGGTAGAGTTTGTCTCCGTCAGAGGCATCGACAACGATCGAACTCCCATCGGTGGTCGGGTTCCAGTTGGCCGTCTGGTATCCGCTGGCCGAAGGCAGAACGTAGAGCGCGCTGACACCGGCTTCAGGCAAGAGCTTCAGCGTGGGCCAGTAGCCCGCGTCGATCAGACCCCATGAGAGGTCGCCGGTGTCGTAGTTGGCACCAACGGAACGGTAGTCGTGCCAGAGTGCACGCACTGGAACGGGCGAGCCGTCAACCATCGTGTGCAGAATGGAATCCGCGTCGTCGGGCAAGGTGACGTGGGAGTCCACCACCGGCAGCGAATACTGCACGGTGAGATCCCTGTAGGTGCCGATGCTGTAGATGCGGGCCAGAACTTGGTTCAGGCTCGCGATGAAGTCGCCTCCCGCTTCCACGTAGGAGCCAAGGGTGTTGCGGATCTGGTTGACGGTGAGGGCAGGCATGGTGGTAGACTACTTGTTTTGTTTCAGGAAATCAACTGTTCAGACGAGCAAGTCGTTTTTGAAATAGATCCCAAGCAGGAAAGAAGATCTCCTCCATGCAGCGCACGATGGGCTCCTGCTCGTATGCCTCGCTGAAACCAACGCCGGAAAGCAGCAGGGCGGATTCCATCAGTTCATGGCGGATGGTCATCAGCTTCTCGCCGTCGGTGATTTCGGTGTGCACTTCAATCGTCTTGCTGTCGTGCGTATACTGGCCGTAGGTGTCCCCGAGATCAGCAAAGAGCAAGCGCACGCGCCTACCGGCAACGTCGATTGTCTTGGGCCAACGCGCGCCGCTATCCTTTTTCGAGGGCATCACTTTTTGACTTTCACCGCACCGCTGTGTAGCTCCTTGAGCATCTTTTTCTTCTGCTCCTCGGAGACGGGAGACACCTTCGAAAGTAGGTAGGCCACCTGCCGTTTGGTCTTGGTCTTCATGTCGGGAACCTTAACAGTTTTGTGGGCGCAACAGCAAGGCGATTTCATATGCAGGTGATCTCGGGAGGGAGTATTTGTCCCTGCGGCAAGCGGTGGTGTGTGAAGGGGATCTCAAACCCGTGCAGCAGCACAACCGCACGGAAGCAGATCGCGATCGCTTCGTGGGGTCCCGGCTTCGGGGTATCCGCGATACACTGCTGCACAACGGCGAGCACGCGCGGGGGTAGCGCATAGGTGCCAACGTAGGAACCGTTGCTCCTTTGGAAGACCGTCGGGCCGTCCAGCCAGAAAGCGCGGGCGGGAATCATGTCGGAATCCAGTTTGACCACCATGTCTCCAGTGAACTGAGACAAGGTGCGCGAGACGCCACGCACTGAATCTTCAGTGCTCAGATGAACACCACGATCAAACTCCCTTCGTAGGAACTCGACTCCCTCCGGCGGATCGTCGGTCCCATCAATGACAACCACGCAACGGGCTTCAGGGTCCAGTAGCCGGACACGGGCCAGCGATTGGTAGAGCTTCGGGTAGTCCCTCGGGAAACTGAACCAGACGCAGGTCGTCATGAGGCCGTATATTCGAACTCGTAGCTGTCGAGAAGACCCTTGCGGAACCCGAGGACATGGACCCCGGCACCGCAAGCGTCTACGATTCGGATCTCCTGCTGCGCGAGCCCAAAAGGCTCTGTTGTCGGTTCCCCTGTAACGAGGCCATCCGACACCGGCAAGCTCGTCAGGAAGGCGTCTTTCAGATCAAACTTCTGATCGTTGCCGCGAATAATGACTCCCGCACCGCCGTCGGTTTCGAGGACTTTGATCTGCGCCTCGCCGAATCCGGGGTCATTTTCACCATACGGTTCGTCCGGTTTCTCCGTGAGGAACCGGACCTTGATGGTATCTTCTTCACCCCCGTCTGGAATCGGTTGTAACACCGCGATGGGGGTCAAGCCCTCCTGCTCAATGTCGATCGCAAGCTGCTCGACGGTGCGGAACTCGTAATAGTCACCCGCGTTTTGGCGCTCCTTATACCATTCGCGATGACCGCCGATGTTGCGGCCTTCCCAGAGGTTAGGCTGCACGAGAATAGGACCCCCCTGTTGCTTTTGCACGGCAACGAGTTCGTCGCCGCTCTGTTCGAATTCGGCAATGGGGTAACTCAGAGAGCCGTTGAGTGGCGTCTTCTGGGGCGGCTGGTAGTGCATTCCGGTTTCAAATGGCTCACCGAGAACGATTGTCGGGGTGGCGATGATGAGTCCTTTCGGGTCTGTCTGCACCTCGCAATATAGCACTTGGCCCGCCGCGACCGTGATCTCCGGCGCGGGATCATTCGAGAGTGGGACCCCGTTCAGCGTGGGCATCCAGTCGATGATCGGGGAATCTGCTGCCGCGTCTGGGTTGATGTTGCGAACATAACCGGCGGTCACGGAAACCTTCTTGTCGCCAGTGAACACCACGTCGAACTGCACGTAGAAGTCATCTTCGGACTGCATCTCCTGCGGGTCGTCGTGGGCCTGCGTGTAGCTCGACCCGAGTTGGGGCGCGTATTGGGAGCGGTCGAAGAAGTCCGGCTGCTTGAAAGATTCAAACACCACGGGGTCCGAGGGCTGCCCGATGGAAGCCATTGAGGGTGTGCGCAAAACACGCAGCAGGTCAAGGGAAGCAAAGCCATCCTGTGTGGGGCCTACTCCAGAATTTGTGTCTTCAACCATAGGTCGATGGGATCAGGGAAGGAGGGGGGTCGAGGACTCCTTGTTGGGTGGGGGGCCACCGTAGATGTCC